ATGATAATAACCAACGAAAAAAAGGCAACCGACCTTAAAACCTCGGATTTCTTCTACGACCTGCCGGATGAGCTTATAGCTCAGCATCCCGCAGAGAAGCGGGACCATTCAAGGCTGATGGTTCTTGATCGCGAGATCGGAAGCATAGAACATAAGCATTTTTACGATATAGTTGATTATCTTGAGCCCAATGACGTTCTTGTAATAAACGATTCAAAGGTCATACCCGCCAGAATATACGGATACGTAGAGGGTAGAGAAGAAGCAACGCTTGAGCTTTTGCTTCTCCGTCAGAGAGATATAGACACATGGGAGACCCTTGTTCGTCCCGGAAAGAGAGCGAAGATCGGAATGCGCTCGGTTTTTGGAAAGGGAATACTCAAGGGCGAGGTGGTCGATATTGTCGAGGAAGGAAACAGACTCATAAAATTCACCTACGACAGGGACAAGTATTCTAATATATACGAAATATTGTCTATTGTGGGAATGATGCCCCTTCCCCCGTATATTACCGAACAGCTTGGAGATAATTCAAGATATCAGACCGTATATGCAAGAGAAGAGGGAAGCGCGGCGGCGCCTACTGCCGGATTGCACTTCACCCCGGAGCTTTTGCAAAGGATAAGGGATAAGGGCGTGGCTATTGCTCCCGTAATGCTTCACGTTGGACTCGGAACCTTTCGACCGGTTAAGGCAGAGCGCATTGACGAGCATATAATGCACACCGAGTATTTCAGCGTTTCAAAGGAAAGCGCTGAGATAATAAATGAGCGAAAAGCCAAGGGAGGACGGCTTATTTGCGTAGGAACAACGTCATGCCGCACAATTGAAAGTGTTGCGGAAGAAAACGGACATATCCCCGAAATGAGCGGAGATACGGGAATATTTATATATCCGGGTTACAAATTCAAGGCAGTCGATGCGCTGATAACCAATTTTCATTTGCCCGAAAGTACACTGCTGATGCTTGTTTCGGCGCTTTACAGCAAAGAAAAAATAATGGAAGCATATAAGACCGCTGTAGAAGAAAAATACAGATTTTTCTCCTTTGGCGACGCGATGTTTATAGGATAAAAGAAATCGTTTTTAGCCAAAATACGTAAAATCCCTTGTATTTCAAGGCTTTTTCGGCACTTTTGGTAGAAATGAATTTCGCAGTAAGTCGAGAAAAACGGAAATCTTTAATCCCCATCGAACCCGATGTGTATGATTTTGCCCTATTTTTTCAGGGCGATTTTGGGGCGAAAATAGGTCGAAAATAGGCAGTCAGGAAGAAAATCCCGACTGCCTTTTCTTATTGCTCTTTGTAGAAAAATTCGTGCTTCATTCCGTTCTTGAATGTGATCGCCGACACGCAACCGTCAGTGACATCTATTCTCTCGATGATGCTCAGGATAAAGTTTCTCGGCACCTGCTCGTCTATGCCACGAATGTATTTCTCGTAGTCGATGTTCTTTGCATCGAGCAGTTTCTCGACCATAATGAAATAGCTTGCTTTCTTCAGGAACGATTCATCGGTGATCTTGTCTCCGAACGCTTCTCCGCCGAGCTCAGTCATTCGCTTCTCGATGGCGGACATTTCGCTCGTGATCTTCTCCCTCTCCAAAATGAACTCGGTCGGAGGTGTCTCTGCTTCGTTGTATAGGAACACTGTCTGCAATCGGTTCATAGCGGTTTGCAGCTTGCGATGCTTTTCTCGAAGCATCTCGTACTCGCTCACTTTGGCATCAGTTTCTTCCACGATATAAGATGGCTTGTATTCAAGACCACTCTCACCACGAGCCAAGAGATCAGATAGCTGTTCGAGGCCCGAAGCTCCTATGTGATCGACCGAGAAGAAAGCTGTTCCCTGAAGGAGCTTTTTGCCGAGTGTTTCAGGGGAATATTTTTTGCCAGAATTTTTGACTCGTATGATGTTTGCGACATAGTTGAACACGAACGGACCTAATGCAGCATCGGAGACGTATTTGTTCGAGCATACAGACGAGTTCTTCCTTCGACGTGAACAGCCGTAAATGGAAGGTCGCCATCCGTCCGCTCTTCGCTTATCGAGCGTGGCGGACATAAGAGCTCCGCAGACACCGCATTTTGTGATACCTGCAAAGATGTGGATATTCTTCCTCACATAGCTTTCGGTTTCGGGAACTCCACCCCTGCGGTTACGCTTCAGGAGGAACTGTATGCGGTCGAACCTCTCCACAGTTACGATTGCTATGTGATGATCCTCGAACACGATCCAGTCGTCTGGCTTTCGCTTGCTGACAGCCTTTCCGTCCTTGTAAACATTGTATAGGTATGAGCCGTTGTAAAAAGGATTTGTCAGAATTTTGTGGATTGTGGTAATGCTCCATTCCTTGCCGTTCTTTGTTGGGTAGTTGTTCTCGTTAAGCCAACGGCAGATGTAGGCGAGAGATTGATATTCCTCGTACATATCGTAGATGGTGCGGACGATTTTCGCCTCGGATTCGATGAGGGAGAATTCCTTCGCCTCTTTATCCCATTTGTAACCGTATGGAACCCTGCCGCCGTTCCACTGACCGTTGTTCGCTCTCGAAAGCATTACTGCCGTAACACGCTCGGAGGTCATATTACGCTCCAGCTCCGCAAAAACGAGAATGATTTTCAGCATAGCCTCGCCTATTGCCGAGCTTGTATCGAACTGCTCGTTCTTTGACACGAACGCAACACCGAGACGCTTCAGCTCGGCATACATCTGTGCGAAGTCGAGTAGGTTTCTGCTGATACGGTCAATCTTCCATACGAGAAGATGAGAGAACTCACCTGTGCGGAGACGCTCCATCATACGTTGATAGTCGGGGCGGTCGGTGTTCTTTGCAGAGTAGCCGGGATCTTCGAATATGACATAATCCTTTATGCCGAGAACCATCTCGGAGTATGCTGTAAGCTCACGCTTTTGTACTTGTAAAGAGTCTTTGTCAATCTGCATAGCAGTTGAGACTCGAATATATATGGCGACCTTTTGGGTAGAGATCGCATCGGAAATGTAACTGCTCATTGTTTGCCTCCTCTTTGAATTTGTAGTATGGGACAAAAGATAGGACAGTCCACGGGACAGTCTGCGGATTTTCCACCGCTAACACTAACAGTAACACTAACAGTAACACTAACAGTAATAGTAACACGAATAAAGACAGTTATGGCGATAGCCGTTCAGAACGACTACCGCCATTCTTGTTTGTCAGTTTTTCTGTATTGCGGTTATGAACTGCTCAACAGCTCGTATGAAATCTTGCTTGCGGTGTAGAACCTCGTTTACGTCGGCGTAGTAGAATCCTGCGACATTATCATACGGAGGAGTCTTGCATCTGCTGTCGTCCACCACCTCTTTGTAGAAATCGAGGAAATCGTCGGCATCAAACGGGAATACGCCGTTCTTTTCGAGCGAAGCCTTGATTCTTCCGGGAACGAGCCAAATGTCCGCTTGGTCGCTCGCTATGCCGAAGATTACGAGTGAGCAGGTCTTTCCCTCTCCAAGAACGAATTTGACCGCAAGCTCGGTGGGAGAAAGAGAAATGTTGATACCGCCTATTGCATCGAGATCTGCTATGAATTCGCCAACCTCATCTGCATCGTAGCCACCGTTCTCGCAGAACTTGGATATGAACTCACGTCTTGTGAGCATAGGCTTACGAATGTATTTGCTCGGAGAAACCGATTCCGACTCCGTTTCCTCATCGACGTAGGATCCGTGAATGCTCACGATGTTACGCTCGATTACAGATGTCTTTGCCAAAAGGTTGGGGATGACGATTACGCCGTTCTCGGTCTGGTATATCTCCATCTCGGCAAGAGCGAGATTGAAAGCCATAGAGGTATTTTCGTTCAGGAAGTCAGCCAACTGCTGAACGCTGGAACGGATACCGTCGCCAATTATCATCAGTAAGAACGATGCTCTTTTGAGAGAATCGTTTATTCTGTCGGTGAGCCTCGCTTCATCAGCGAAAGTCAAGCACCCCTTCGAAGCCATAATGTCTATGATGCGTTTCGACTGACCTTCGGATTTGAACGTGTATTCCTCTGCGACCTTGTTTAGCATCTCGCAGTCCCACTTTTGCAGTTCCTTGGCATAGTCGATGATTTGAGCAACGACGGTACGCCTCGATTCCTGATTCCTGAACAGTTTTGTTTCGACTATGACGATTTGACCTGAAGGTGTGATGTAGAGATTGTCGATATATCCCTTTGTTTCGCCGCTGCCGACCGGAACCTCTCTTCCGATACAGACGAGAGGCGCATATTCGGAGCCTACCTCGTAGGAAGGAATGATAAAAGGATTGTCGGCGAGTATTTCCTGAAGCCAAGCCTCGTTGAAACTGCCCGTCATAAATGGAATTCGCTTCATAACCGATGCTTGTCCGTTGGGATCTACGTGAATAGCCGAGCGGGACATTCTTTCGGTGTAGATCATTTGTCGCCACCCTTTCGATACTTGCCGAGAACCGCTTGAATTACACGGCGGTCATCGGGAGAAGCAAGAGAATATAGGCTTGCAACCTCTTGAACCTCTTTCGGCATTACATCAAATTGGTCGCCATTGATACCGAGAAGCCAGTCGATGGATACGTTGAAAAATGACGCAATGTTTACGACATAGGGGAGGTCAGGCGTTCTGTCGCCCGATAGGTAGCGAGAGATCGTAGCTGCACTCGCATTGATTTCTGCGGCAAAGCCCTTGATGGTGTACCCTCTCACGCTGAGAAGATTTTTGAGATTTTCCCTGAAAAATGAGTAGTCCATATATTTTTCTCCTTTACCGAGATGTAAATTTATATTACCATTTTTGTTATTATATCATAAAGTTTGAAAAAAATCTACATTTTCTAAAAAAAATTCAGAAAAACTATTGACAATTACCGATTGGTATGCTATAATAACGATGTCGGTAAACTCAAACCCGACAAATATGATAGAAAGAAGGTGAACTGAATGGTTAAAACCTGCGAAATCAGAGGAGCCCGTGCAAGGCTTGGATTAACTCAGCAGTATATGGCAGAACAGTTGGGAATATCCCCTGCGTCGTACTCCAACAAGGAACAGGGTAAGACGCAGTTCGCCGATGCTGAGAAGTTCAAGGTCGCAAAGATATTTGATTGGTCGTTGTCGGAGATTAACGACTTTTTGTTTGACGGACAGTTACCGATTGGCAATACGGAGATGAAATGACGGAAAATATTTTTTGTCCCGAAGTTGCCGATTGGTGCGACCTATCCGACCTTCTGGTATTATTATACAGCAAAAGGAGGCGAATGAAAATGGGACGTGATGCTACGAAAGCGGCAGGAAATCCTTGGTTCGAAGCGAGGAAAAAGGCTGCCGAATACGATGACAGGCTACGAAGCCGAGAGGGAGCGGCGGAACTGCTCGGAATGTCGGTTTCTTCTGTGGCTGATGCGGAGCTGAACCTCACGAAATGTATGCCCGTTGACAAGGCGGTTCTTATGGCTGACCTTTATCGCTCGCCTCATTTGCTGAATTATTATTGCCTGAATGAATGTCCGATAGGATGCAGGCACTTCATCTCGGATGAGGTAGCTGACATTGACCGTATCACAGTAAAGTTGTTGAAGAACCTGAACGCAGACCACATCGAAGACATCAAAGCAAAGATGTTGGAGATCGCGGGCGACGGAGAGGTTTGCGAAAACGATCAAGTATTGCTGAAAGAGGTTCTCTCGTTCTTCGAGGAGCTCTCCAAGGCTGTGAGCGAGTTGAAAATCCTGCACGATGCAATCTGCGGAGGTAATGATGGAAAAGCGAAACGGTAAGAACATCATCGAAATTTTGAAAAATGAATACGGATTTACCTCCGAAAAGGATCTTGACAGAGCGATTGCAGAGATAGGGTTTATAGACATCTCGGTATTTTGCTTGAAAGCAAAAGAGAAGAAAGTCAAAGCATCCTGAAAGGAGTAAGAGATATGGATGAAAAGGTTGAACGCTTGCTTGGCATAGTCAAGAAAGTTCAGGAAGAAACAGGCTACGAGTTCTCGTTTGACGAGATGACAGACATTCTGCTTTACACTCGCAGAAAATGCGAGGTGAACGGCAAGGGTGAGGATTATATCCCGATCTTGTTCGAGAACGAGCTGTCAGACTACCTGATGCGTAGAGAAATCAACAGAATGGGGGCGATGAACAGATGTGCGAGATTTGCCACAGCAGCCCTTGTTTAAGTAGATGTCCCAACGCTCCTGAACCTCCCTCGATTGGCAGATGCAAATTCTGCGGCGAGGATATTCAGGTAGGTGAGGAGTATTTCGAGTACGACGGCAAGAAGTATCACGAAGAGTGCTTTGCTGATTGTGCGGTCAACCTGCTCATAGAGATTGGTGCGGAATTAAAGACAGCCGAAGAGGAGGTTCCCGACTATGATCCCTACGATGATTAAGCTCCCGAACCTTTCGGAACTGTCGTTCACCGATGAAGACCATATCTACCGTTTGAACGGAGTCATCATACCGAGCGTTTCCGCTGTTATGGAACCGCTCTCGATGGCAAAGTACAAAGGCATCAGCGAAGCCACGCTCGACAGAGCGGCAAACAAAGGAACGTCCGTCCACAATGCGATTGAGAATTACATCAAGTTCGGCATTGACGACGTGCCTCCCGAACATCGTGGATACTTCGATGGTTTCCTCGATTGGCTTGATGAGAAGAAACCGGTGTTTGTTTCCTCGGAGTTCCAATGTTACCACAAGCTGATGATGTACGGAGGAACGCTCGACATTCTCTCCTATATCGGAGATAAGTTGACGTTGACCGATGTAAAGACCACCTACACGATAAGCGAAATGACCTGCCGTGTTCAGCTTGAAGCATATGCTCAAATTCTTGCGAGCCACGGGATCTATATAGAGCAGAAAGAAATTCTGCACCTCACCCCAGAAGGTCGAGGAAAGAAGAGATACGAAGGCTACCCTGCAAAAGACGCAGAGGCTTGGAGAGTCTTCGGCTCATTAAAGTGTGTGTACGACTGGATAAGTCGCCACTAATAAATATTTTTTGAAAGGAGTGTCAGTATGAACGAAGCAGTAGCGAAAAGCGAAGCCCTTGTCCTTGACACAGCCGAGAACGAACAGCTCGGCAAAGAAGTTAGCCTGATGGAAAGTCAGGCATCCGCAGTTGTTGTAGCGACCGAGGCTGACTATTCGGTAGCGGGAGACCTCATTAAGACCATTAAGGCGATGCAAAAGCAGGTCAAGGATTATTGGGATCCGCTCCGTGTGGCAGCCAAGAGAACCTACGATGACGTACTCGCCAAAAAGAAGGCGATGCTCGATCCCCTTGAAGCCGCAGAGAAGATTCTCAAAGGCAAGATGGGTGATTTTGTTCTCGAACAGGAGAGAAAGAGACAGGAACAGGAGGAGGCGATGCGTAAGCTCGCTCAGGCAGAGATCGACCGCAAGCTCGATGAGGCTGCCACCGCAGAACAGAACGGAGACGCAATGGGCGTTGAGTTCGCAATGGCGGAAGCAGAGGTTATGCAGGGCATCGCAGAAGCGGGCTCGATTCCCTCACAGAAGCCGAAGGCAAACGGTGTATCGACCTCGAAGGCGTGGAAGATCGTATCCGTAGATCCTGCACAGGTTCCTGTAAGCATTGCAGGAGCAGTTATCCGCCCTGTCGATGAGAGTGCTGTTATGGCTCTCATTAAGGCAACGAAGGGCAAAATCGAAATCCCCGGTATCAAGTACGAAGAAACGGTCACGATCAGTGTCCGTTCTTAAATAAATCACAGGAGGCAAAGAAATGTCAAACGAATTGATGGCAGTAGAGTTTAAGAGCCTTTCGGGGCTTATGGTAAAGCTCGACGCTGATACCGTCAAGAACACCTTGACGAGAGGTAACGGAAAAGTTACCGACCAAGAGGTTGCGATGTTCCTCCGCACTTGTCAGGCAAAGCAGCTCGATCCGTTGGAAAACGGCGAGGTTTACCTGATTAAGTACGATGACAGAGCACCCGCACAGTTTGTGGTAGGATGCCACGCTTATATCCGCAGAGCCGACCATTTCCCTGAATACAGAGGATATAAGTCGGGTATCACGGTCCTGAGAAAGTCCCAGAACGGAGAGATGTCCGTAGTTCAGAAGGAAGGATCTTGCATTTACAAAGCACTTGGCGAAGAGTTGATCGGAGGATGGTGCAGAGTACGCAGAGAACGCTCTCCCGGAAACGTGGAAGAGACTTTTGTTGAGGTTTCCCTCGAAGAGTACAGTTCGGGACAGAGCAACTGGAAGTCAAAGCCTGCAACAATGATTCAGAAAGTAGCAAAGTCTCAGGCATTCCGTGCGGCATTCCCGAATGAATATGAGGGCATCTACACCGTAGATGAGATGCAGGCATCGGGTGCTATTCCCGCAGATTATGTCGTGGTCGAGGAGACGGGCGAGGTTGTAGCAGCCAAGCAGACACCCGTAGTCACGAACGCACAAAGACAGGAGTTGTTCCGTGCGGCAAAGCAGTATTTCGGAGATGATGCGAACAGCATTATCAAAGATCTGTTGAGTCAGGAAGGACTTTCCTCTACGGAGGGTATGCTCGTAACCGTGTTCGATGCGATTATGGAGCGTATGAAAATTATGGCAGAGGAAAAGGAGCAGTCGCTCTCAGGCGAAGGCTATGACGAAACTGCCGAATAAGATTCGGTTGAATGACCGATCCAAAGGAACAGGCAGGTGAAAGTATGATTTGGGTTGCTGTATATAAGAGCATAGACGGACCGAAGCTCCGACGCTTATACAAGTATATCCACGGCAACAAGGCGGAGGCGATAGGCATTCTCGTTACGTTGTGGCAGTGGGGCTTGGATAACGCAGAACCCGATGGACGCATCATCAGTGCCGACAAGGAAGATGTCGAGGAATGCCTTGCTACCCTTAAATGCAAGGCTTCCGCCGACAAGATCGTTGAAGGGCTGATAGAGTCTGGATGGATAGACGAGACCGATGAGGGTTTGTTCTTGCACGATTGGGACACTTGGCAAGAGCCGTTTTATAAAGCGAAAGCTCGCCGAGAAAACGATAACAAGCGTAAGCAAGAATACCGCAGAAGAAAAGCATCAAACACCGACGAAGACACCGAAAGCAGAAATTCCGCAGACGATTCCGAAGACAGTCCTGCGGACATTCCGCAGACAGTCCCGACAGGAGCAGAAACACCGGAGGCTCCGCCTGCGGAAAAGAAAAAGGAATCGAAGTACACGACGGATTTTGATGAGTTTTGGGCGGCGTACCCCAGAAACGTGGATAAAGGCAATGCCTTTAAGAAATACCAGACTCGTGTAAAAGAGGGCTTTTCTCCCGAAGAACTGCTTACAGCCGCAAAGAACTACGCTTTGCAGTGTAAGAGAGAGGGGACGGAGCAAAGGTACATCAAACACGCTGCCACCTTTTTGAGCGACACAAGACCGTTCCTTGATTACCTACCGAAGAAGGTCGAACCTGTCTCGACCGACGAAGAGGTGCAGAGCGGAAATCCTTTCCGAGATAGGAGTGGAGGATGATATGGGCGAGATGCAATCCGCTTTCGGAGGCGGAGGAGGACTTGAGCTGTTCAAGTCTTTCGCAGATATAGCAATAAAGAATCAGGAAAAAAGACCTGATGACTACATAGGGAGCGATGGCTTCCTGCATTGCGGCATCTGCAAAGAGCCTCGTCAAGAACACTACCAATTTGTCCGAAAGGATATTGAAAATGCCGAACCCGTACCAGTTTTAACTACAAGGCAATGCAAATGCGACCGAGATAGAGTTGCAGAAGAGGAACGGAAAAAGAAAGCCGATGCCGATATGCGACGGATCCAGCGGTTGAGAAAGCAGAGCCTTATGGATGCGAAGTTCACGGCGGTATCATTTGATACCTTGCAATTAACCCAGCATAACCAAAGAAACCTGAAATGGTGCAGAAATTACGCCAAGCGTTTCGAAGAAATGTTTGAGAAGAACCAAGGGCTTCTGCTATGGGGGAATGTCGGGACCGGCAAGAGCTACGCCGCCGCCGCAATAGCAAATTATCTTCTTTCGCAACAGATACCTGTTGTGATGACGTCATTCGTAAAGATCGTAGAGGATATGCAGTTGCGAAAGATAAACGAGTATGACTTTTTGGAGTCCTTGTCGTATGCAAAGCTCGTTATCTTTGATGATCTCGGCGCAGAAAGAAAAACGGATTTTGCGGCAGAGATAGTTTACAACGCTATTGATGACCGATACCGAAAGAAACTGCCTATGATTATCACAACTAACAGGACCTTGAACGAAATGCAGGACGAAACAGATCCCAAGTATTCTCGTGTGTACGATAGAATATTCGAGATGTGCTACCCAATGCAGTTCACAGGACCGAGCTGGAGGCGAAAAATCGCCGCAGACAATTACGATGCAATGCAGTCACTGTTCGAAGACGACGATTGACAGAAAGGAGAAGATATGAGCAAATTTGAATCCAAAGGCACTCTGAAGATCGGGAGTGCCGAAGACCGAGAGGCTATCGCAACGATCCTGTTCAGGAATGGATACACGGTCCACCCTGTTCGTTACAGGCCCGAAGGCAGTAAGACCTATCAGTATTTCGTCAAATACGAGATGAATGGCACAGATAAGGGCTATGACATTTCGGGAAAGGAGGCTGGATATGCAGAAGGTTAGATTTGAAGTCCCCGGCGAGCCAACAGGAAAAGGAAGACCGAGATTTTCCAAATTCGGAGGTCCCACCAGCCCCGAAAAGACGGTGCTGTATGAAAACCTTGTAAAGACCTGTTACAGCTCCCAATGCCACGACTTTATGTTCGAGCAAGGGAGACAGCTCGATGTAAGGATTATCGCCTACTATGCAATACCGCAGAGCATCAGCAAAAAGAAAAGGCAACGTATGATCGACAAAATCGAGCGTCCTCTGAAGAAACCTGATGCCGATAACGTGGTAAAGGTGGTTCTCGATGCCTTGAACAAGATAGCGTATTATGATGATACGCAGGTAGTGGATCTGCAAATACGCAGATTCTACGGGGAAAATCCGAGAACGGTCGTAACGATAGAGGACATTACGCCCTCGATGGAGGTATCAAATGGCAAGAGAACTTGAATTTGACGGATTTTGGGAAGGCAACACGGTTTTCACCTGTGATAGCTGCCCCAAAACGAGAAAGTTTCGCTTTGACAGCCAAGACGAAGCGTTCTCGAAAGAACACAACAAAATTCTCCGCAAGGAAGGCTGGGTGCTGGTCGAAGTAAACGGTCAGCTCCACAACTTCTGTTGCGAGAGATGCAGAAATAAGTACATCAGAGAACAAACGATATGAAAAGGAGATACACGAAAATGTGTGAAAAGAATGATTTGCAGTTGAGCCTGAGCGGAGATACGTTTCAGGCGTTGAAAGCCGACTTTGACTCTATCCTTGCCAGAACGCTTGGCAATATGACTATGAAGGGTGCAAGCGAAGCAACCCTCACCCTCAAACTCAGCATCGAACTCAAAAACGTAAACGTGGGTTCTTACGATGACCTGAAGGAAATCACGAAGCCCACGTTCAAACACGATATTTCGTCCGTGATGCAGGTCAAGGACAAGAAGACGGGCTCGCTTATGGGTGAGCACCAGCTTGTTTGGGATCCCGACACCGAGAAATACGTCCTTAGAAATCTCGGCACCGAGCAGATGTCGATGTTCGATGAGGAGATTTCCCCTGATGACACGTATGAGGCAGAATATGAGGATAAGAGCGGTCCCGCCCTCCTTGAAGGCTCTTGCGATGACACCGAGGACAGAGATGAGATGCAGATGACTCCGTTCAAGTGGCTCTCGTTGTTCATCAACAGAAGCCTGAAGATCGTGGAGTCCAACGGCAACTACGCTGTTAAGACGGACACGAACGAGGTTATCCTTACCTCTGCATCGAGCCCTGACAGTCCGTTCCACTGCGACGCAGAAACGCTTGCAGAACACGAGGGACACGAAATCATCTGTTCGGGTGTTTATTCCGAAGCAACTGCAACCCAGAGCGGAGAGCTCTACGGCATCGAGATCAGTTGCCTTGAATGCAACGACATCTTCTTCTCGATGTATAAGGATGAGGACACCGTGGCAGAAGACGATTGCGAGGAGCCTTGCGGCGAGAACGCTATCGAGGAGCCCGATGAGGATGACTCTTACGAGTACGACCAGCCCGACGAGGAATAATCCAATAAGGAGGATTTGAAAATGGCAAATCTCAATTATACGCTCGGTGTCGCCGCAGGAAGACTCACTTCTGACATCGAGTTAAAGCAGACGCAGGGTGGAACCTCGGTTTGTTCATTCTGCGTAGCCTCGAACAAAAAGCAGAAAACTGGCGAGGAACAGAAAGATGCGAACTACATCGACGTGGTAGCTTGGGGCAAAACAGCAGAGTTTGTTTCGAGATACTTCCGCAAGGGATCTTCGATACTCGTTTCGGGAGATCTTGATACTGACACTTACACCGACAAGGACGGAAAGAAAATCAAAAGAACACGCATCAACGCAACCAAGATAGAGTTCGTTGACTCCAAGAGCGAAGCTGACAGTCAGGCGGCTGACAACGCATACGCACCCTCTTACGGAGGAGGACAGCAGCCCGATTTTGAACCTATCAACACCGAAGACGATGATGTAGCTTTACCCTTTTAAGGCGGTGACGCTGGATGGAAAAGACAAAAATCGAATGGTGCGATAGTTCTTGGAATCCGATAACCGGATGCTACCACGATTGCAAATACTGCTACGCCAGACGGATAGCCAACCGCTACAAAGGTTGTCACGAGTCTCCCGATGGCGTAGCTCCGGCGGAAATTGTAACGCTCGGCGAGAGGCTTCAGGCGACCACACAGAACGGCGAGGTAAGAAACGCCGCATATCCGTTCGGGTTCACTCCCACGCTCCACGAATATAGACTGTCGGATCCGTACACAAAAGGATTCGGAAAGAACATCTTTGTATGCTCTATGTCAGATATGTTCGGGGATTGGGTGCCTGACGAGTGGATCGAAAAGATTTTCGACGCTTGCAAGAAAGCGGATAACCACCGCTACCTGTTCCTCACAAAGAACCCGAAGCGATATGCAGAGCTCGCTCGAAAAGGGTTGCTCCCCAAAGGAGACAATTACTGGTACGGCTCGACCGTTACATCGCCGACCACAAAATGCTTCTGGAGCGACGAGTACAACACGTTCGCAAGCATCGAGCCTATCCTCGAACCCTTTGTAGAGGATGAAGGATGCGAGGATTTCGCAAAGAGAATTGGGTGGGTTATTCTCGGAGCGGAGACAGGCAACAGAAAAGATAAGGTAGTTCCTGAACGCTCTTGGATGGAGCCCATCGTTGAGCAGTTCCACAAATGCGGCAAGCCCGTATTTATGAAGGACAGCCTGATACCGATTTGGGGAGAAGACCTCATTACAGAATTTCCTTGGAAGGAGTAAGCCTATGAAAGCAAGAATATTGCCGAGCAAATTGATGTCGAAAAAGCAGATCAAGGCGAGAGATGAAGAGATCGACCGCCAGATCATTGAAAGAGACAGAAAGTTCGCTATGGAAAACGATGCTATGGTTCTGTGGGTTATCCATCTCGTCCATAAGCACGGCAAGAAAAGGCTTCGTAGGTTCTTCGACAGATGCTTCGAGGAGCACGAAGCGTTGAGAGCGTTTTATCAACTCGAACCCGAAGAAATGGGCTGGCTCTACACGAGGAAGCTGAAAGAGATCGGCGTAGATATTGAGGCGTGGTATGCCGAGAAGCTCGGCGAACAGCAAAGCAAGTAATTTTCAAGAAAGGAGATGAGGAGAAACCGATGGCGAATAAGAAAAGACCAAATACTGATTTTGTCAAGGAGCGGCTGGAAGACTATCTCGCCGCAGACCGAGATATAGAGCTTCAGGAGCAGCGACTTGACCGAATTGAGATGAAACTGAAAAGCATCGGTTCCCCCTCATACTCTGGTATGCCGAGAGATCCAAGCCCATCGCAAAGCAGAATGGCTGATTTGGTGTGCCAGAAGATCGACCTTGAAAATGAAATAAAGCAGATGATAGCCAAGCAAAAGAAAGAGCGTACCGAGCTCGAAAAGATCATCAAACGTCTTCGACACGCAAACGAAAGGGCGGTCATCAGGATGCGATACTTCGACGGAATGCGATGGAACGATGTCCTCGATGTTCTGTTCGGCGATAGACCTGATTTCTTCGATAAGGAAGAGTCTTACGAGAGAACGATGTACAACATACACGGCTCCGCCCTCGCAAATATGGCTCGTTACATAGAGGCGACCAAGAAAGACGATACCTGACAAAGAGAGGCGTTACGATTGTACGCCTCTCTTTTTATAAACATTTTTGAATATTTACGAAAAATCTTGAAAAAATATCCGCAAAACTATTGACTTTTGAAACGGCTTATTGTAAGATAAAGTCACAGTTAAACATTACCAAACGGATAGACAGAACGGAGGTATCGGTAAATGGAATGGATTAGATGGAGCAGATATTCGGATTCGGCAGTGGTCGAGACAGGCGAGATGCCACCAAGGAACCTACCAATGGTTCTCAAATCATACGGAGAACAGGCAAAGGAATTGCTCGAACAGAACGGTGCGGATCACGTAGTATATGCGGTGATCGAATACACCCCCGAAAGCAAGATAAAAGAGGTTCAATTCTATATGCTCGAATTGGATGACGCAACATTCCAAGAGCGTGTAAACCTACTGACAGATTCCGTAGTATATGCGGTACACAAAAGATAAGGAGAAAAGAAAATGACAATGATCGAAAAAGCAAAAGCAGAGCTGGCTTCCATCGAGGAAGCAATCGAATACGAGGAGCTGAACGACAGAGCGTACCTGAAATGGTATACATATTTGCTCCGTCAGAGAAGAATCCTGAAGCGTTTCATCAAGAAGTACGAGAAGGTCGAGAAGTTGAAGCAAAAAGACAGCGACGAGTTCGCCAAGACCTTTACGTTCTACCCCGAAATCGAAAAGAAAGCGGAGGTTTGATATGAACCGCACAACGTATGTTTACCCCGGAATGCAGTTCATCACTCCCGTAGAAGCGTTGGAGTATCTGCACTTGGGAGCGACCGTGTACGTCCTGAACGACGACAACTCGGAGGGTATGATAGACGATCCAAAGGACATCGACCTCGACCGTGTGTACGGATTGGAGCTGACAGAATTCGATTTCGACAGATACTTGGAGAACAGAGTTGACGAAAACGGAGAGGTTCTGTTCAGCCACGGCACAGATGACGTGAACGTGCTGCTCGACCTTGCCGAAGAGTTCCTGTATTTCGCATCGCAGGGCGGTACGCTCCGCCAGACGATGAAGGATGGAGCTGAGATGATGGTTCGCAAGATCAAGGGAGCCAAGGAGTCAAAGAACCAGCTCCAGAAGCAAACGACATTCGGGGCTTGCATCAGATACATCGACGCTATTACACCGTTTGGTTGGAAATTCGGAGCATTTGCCAACAACGGTCTTGATTATGTTTTCAAAAAGGAGGTTGCGTGATGGCAAGAGAAATTTCGGTTACAGAGAACATCGAGAGCGTTCGCTCCTGCAACGGATGCGGAGCAGCCAATTTCGATTCTACGATTGGCTTCAAAAGAAAGAAAGTCGATAGACTTTGGGATTTGAACATCGGCTCTGCGGTCTTGGCTCTCTGCGATGATTGCTTGGTTAAGGTAATCGCAGAATGCTCGGCGGCACTCGCAAATGCAAAAGAAAATGAGACCGAGGAGTAATGGAAACAGGTTCTCATTCCTCGTTCTCGAATGTATGAAGCGAGGCGTGGAAGTCAGAGGACCTGACGGAAAATATAAGCGAGCAGACGTGCTCGAAAAGGAACTCAGGAAAGCCCTTGAACGAGAGAGGGTTTTGCTCGAAAGAATGAAACGATTTGCAGAAAGGAACGCAAAGAAATGAAGTATTTGACAGAGCGAGAACAGATAGCAACGGCGATGAATTTCGGTAAGTATCCTGTTCTCTATATCGACCTCGATGACAGGCATTACGAGGATTCGGATTACGCCAAGGGCTTTCCCGTGAAGGTCGCTTGGGACAGACCGGCTTATCCCGGAATGACAACGAGAGGCGAGCTTTACATCGAAAACGGCAGATACGGCATCGGCAACGATGCGGCTTGCTTGCATAAGGAGTTCGGCAGAAGCGACATCATCGAAGATGCGAGATGGGCGATGACGCAGACGATTCACACAGGTCAGGTAGTCATCCTGATCGAAGACCATTCGAAAACGAGAGAGTGCAAGGTCCGTGTTATGAAGGTGGCTGACAAGCTCGACGTTCATTGCTCGACTTGCACCTATCTCGTAGATGTTGAGGAGGATTTTGAGGTATGAAACAGCAGACCGAAGAAAAGCCCCTCAAACAACGGATTTGGGAGAGATACAAGAAGAACAGTTCTCCTGACTTCTGCTTGCACAACGAACTGCTCGCCTTGTCCTGTTCTCCCGTAGATCTCGCAAGCGATGGAGATCCTGAAACTTGCGGGTTCGAAGAAGTTCTGTTTGCGGTAGAAAAAGATTGGCTCGTCACCTACCTGAACCGCACGACCAACGAATATTGGACGGCTGATAAGGTTAAGAAGTGGCTGAAAACGGAGTACACGTCGGAAGAATCGAGCACGATTTTCAAAGTAGCTATCCAACAGAAAGCAGTCATAATGCTTGAATTTAACTGAGGAGGTTCGTATGATTACTCAACGTATGATTTTGGAAGGATACCGAAACGGAATTGTTAGGCTGATTGATTCGCCTAACCGAGATGGAACTGTATGTCAGATCGGCGATGAATGGTTCTATTTCGGAGGAGAAGCAGCAGAAGGCGTAACTCCTGAAGAATACAAGAAAGCGGTCCCAGAAGATGGGATTGTTGACGAGATCTATTTCGTACTGAAAGATTTTCTTTCGAGCGGAGGCGAGTTCCTCGAATCCTACGAAAAATGCGAGAAAGTCCTGACCGAAAAGAAGAATTTGGGATTTTACAGCGGACCGGTTATCACACGAAGAATAGACGATTTGGGAAGAATCGTCGTTCCGAGAGAGTTCCGCAAAGCGTTGAGGATTCGAGAGGGAGATCTGATGGAGCTGACCGTGGTTAAAGGAAGCCCGTCCATCTTGATTACGAAAATCGCAGAAGATGAAGCGTCTGAGCTTGAAATGTTCGTCCGTGAATTCGAAGGAGTCCCCGGACACTCGGTTGAGACCGAAAGAGCGAAAGAACAGATGCTCGAAATCATCAGAAAATACAAGGAGGCCTGCAATGACTAACGATGTACAGATTTTTGCAGAGACCATCGAGCCTGAAGCATTGGCTCAAATTGAAGCTCTCGCCGAGCATCCCGTAAGCGATGGCTCGAAGATCCGCATTATGCCAGACGTACACGCTGGTGCGGGTTGCACCATCGGAACCACGATGACGATTACCGACCGTGTATGCCCTAACCTCGTAGGAGTTGACATCGGATGCGGTATGTTCGCTGTCAAGCTCGATGAAACCAAGATTGATTACGCCGAGCTCGACAAGGTGATACGTAGCTCGGTCCCTTCGGGTATGATGATAAGAACGAAACCCGTTGCGGCATTCGACTTCGATAAATTGAGATGTCCCGTAGCTGACAAGCAGAGGGCGTTGCTCTCACTCGGAACGCTCGGCGGCGGAAACCATTTCATCGAAATCGACAAAGACTCCTGCGGCGGTCTTTGGTTGATTATCCACAGCGGAAGCAGACATCTCGGATTGGAGGTCGCTAATTACTATCAGCAGTTGGCGGTCAAGCGTATTTCCACTCCGCCCGCAGACCTCATCAAAGATATTGCCAAGACCTACAAGGAGCAAGGCAGACAGAATGAGATCCAAGAAGCCATCGAAAAGGTAAAGGCACAGTACAGAGATGCAAAAAAGCAGAAAGACCTCGCATACCTCGAAGGTCAGGATCTCGACGACTACCTCAACGATATGGGTATCGTTCAGCAGTATGCGAAAGCGAATCGGGAAGCAATAGCAAACGAAATTTTGCGTGGTATGAGCCTCAAACACTCTGGATGGCTATTCCATACCACTCACAACTACATTGACCTGCAAAACAAGATTTTGAGAAAGGGTGCGGTATCCGCCCAGCTCGGTGAATATCTCGTTATCCCTATGAATATGAGAGACGGCGTTTTCCTTTGTACCGGTCTTGGTAATCCTGATTGGAACTATTCCGCTCCGCACGGAGCTGGACGCATTATGTCCCGGAAGAAAGCAAAAGAAACGATTTCTGCCGAGGACTACGTGGCATCTATGGAAGGAATTTTCACTACGAGCGTAGGCTACGGAACCATCGACGAAGCTCCTATGGCTTACAAGGACGCAGATGAGATCAGAAAGCTCATCCGCCCCACCTGCGGAGTGATTGACCTGATGAAACCGCAGTACAATTTCAAGGCATCGGAGTAACGGATATGAAAAGAAGCAAACGAAACCAAAAGAAAAGAACCCAGCCGTTCAGTCAGGGTTGCTACCGATGCGAACACAGCGAGTACATCGGAGATGGCGACCATATCTGCACAAAATATGAGGAGGATCCCGACCGAGCGGTAGTGATTTCGGATTGGGAGCCGACAGACAACTATATGCAATGCAAAAGAAAGGAGAACCAGCGATGAAGATTATCAAAGGCGAGGAGGCTTGCCTCCGTAAGAAAGGCAATATGGCGATGTGGGACGCCATAGACAATTTGGCTGAGGACTACATCAAAAAGGTGTTGGAGTACAGCGACAAGGAAATTGATCCCGAAGATCTCGACGAAGAGGTGCTTATGGATCTCGGCAAGGATATAACCGAAATGGTTATCAACACGCTCGAAAAGAGCTGTGGAGCTGAGTTTGTCTATGTGGACTGCAACTATTAAAGGAGGTTCAAAAATGAGGAGGATGGATATGAATCTGAAAGAAATTCTCTTTAAGGCTCGCCTGAAAGACGGTTCAGGTTGGGTGTTTTGGGACATCTGCGGGTGCTTGACGAGCCACACTGGCAAGAGCAAGAGATATGACCGCAAAACGCAGTTCGGAATCTCGTTCTATTACAGGGCTGAGCAGATGATGTCGCAGATTGATACGAATACCATTTCCTTATCGACCGGTTTCAAGGACAAGAACAAAAAGAGGGTGTTTGACGGTGATATTGTCAAGGTGAACTTGATCGGTTCTGGCAGAGAATACATTGGCGAAGTCGCCAGAAATGATGGAGGGCTTTGCATCGTCGAAACGTACTCAGGAGACGACTATCCATTGACTACTTTTTGCCCGCAGGAAGTGCAGGTCGTATCAAACGTGTACGATAACCCCGATTTCATCAAGGAGATGCAGAATGAAGATTGAGATCAAAAAACCATTCAAGCCACAGCCGCTTTACCATTTCACAACGGATGAGCCGTTCTTGGTTCCCGCCCCGAACCACGAGCTGACAGAAGGAAAGCTCGTCAGCAACTTCTGCATCATCAGGCAGAAGCAAATAGACGAAAAGATCCTCGAAACGATCAAGGACATCGCACGTGACAGCGGTTGCCACGATATATACGCCCTCGACGAGAGCGAGATTATCAAAGCATTGGAAGCATACGTGCGGAGCAAGGAGGCTCAGGGATGAAGAATAAGAAATGCCCTTGCAAGAAACATTGCTGGGATTACAAGTCGGGCGATTGCGACAACTGTGATATTGGTCGTGAAATCAACAGACTGCACCGAAAAATAGACCGTTTGCAAAAGAAGGTGAAAAAGTATGAACAGCAGAAGACGGTCAAGGCTGATTGACATTACCGGAAACCAGTACAACTTCCTGAAGGTTGTACGCTTTGTTGGTATGAGAGGAAGCCGAAGCCTTTGGGAGTGCGAATGCACTCGATGCGGGAAGCACGTGGTTCTTCGGAAAGACCACTTCGCTTATAAAAACAGCAGACAGAAAAGCTGCGGATGCTGGCACAGAGATCAATCCCGGAAGAGAACGCTGGCTATCCACAGGAGAGCAAAAGAAAGAGAGGCATCATAGATGAACGCAATACTTAGACCTATCCACCCTCAGCACTGTGCGAATATCATCGTAGGGCTGAAAACGAACGAGGTCAGAACGAAGATCCCGAAATGCGGGGTTCCGTACAAGGTGTATATCTATTGCACTTTGAAAGGATCAAACGACCTCGTTTCTCATATCGGTCTCGACCGATATTGGAAAGAAAAGTGGCATCTGAAGAAAGGAATGGTTATCGGAGAATACATCTGCGATAAGACCGTGTGCTATGGATGGAACTATGACAATCACGGACATTACGACGTTCCTGATGAAGAGCTGGCTACGACCTGCCTTAATATGCTCGATCTCATCGACTACGGCGGCGGAGGCCCGCTTTGGTTTGAGCATATTTCCAACCTCGTAGTGTATGATGAACCGGTTCCGATTTCCGAATTCTTCACGCTTTGCGGCTGGCAAAAATGTGATGGTTGCGAGTACGAGAGCTGGGACTACGCTCCTTGCAGTAGCGACAAAGAAAGAATTTGCACGGTCGGCGGAAGAAAGCCCATCAGAAAACCTCCGCAGTCGTACTGCTTTGTTCAGGATCGAGGTGAGTTCTATGCAAGAGCGTGAAAGAAAGTTCTGCGGTATGCTTCTCTTTGGGGATAGAAACAAACTCGCAGAGATCTATCAGAAATGGATCGAAGAAAACAACGTGATGGATTGTGCTTTATCTGTCATCACTTGGCTCGCAGGAAACGGGTTGCTCAAAGAGGAAGAGGCGTTTGAGTTCGTCAAGAATGGAGGCAAAACCGAAAATGAATAACGAAGAAAAGCAAGTTTTCGCAATGGTTGGTCGAGAAGACGCAGGATACGACGGCGACCGAAAGATGCTCACGAAGTTGAAACGTGGGTTCTTGTATCCTGTATCGAATATTCTCGTATCGCAGTCAAGCTCGTGTGCATATCTGTTTGACACGGCGAAGGACGGTAGCATCATCGGTACGTTCAACACGGTCAACCTCGATTTCTTCACCGTAGAAGGCGATAAAATTGTCCCCTTTGACTTTTTCAAAGATCCCAGATACAACCCCTACCTCGGATTGCACAAAAGGCACAAGGGAGGCAATTAAGGTCTTATGGATATAAAGCAGTTACGAAAATACATTGAGGGCAGGTCGCTCGAAATCGTTCTCGAACTCGAAGTAACGACAACCGAAGCGAGAAAGAAACGGTTGAGCGAGGAGTTCTCGGCTCTTAAAGAGCTGAACGAGATCCTCGACCTGAGATTTCCGGTAAAGCCGAGTTCTCGTTACGGCGGCAGTATGTATCAGGGCGTTTGCCCTCGATGCTTCTGTACGGAGGACAGTAGTGCGGCTTATTGCAGAGCGTGCGGTCAGGCTCTTGATTGGAGCAAAAACAAGTCTTCGGGGGAGGAGTAGATATGGATATAAAAGAGGAACTCACTAAAATAGCGGTTGATTGCGGAAAGGGCGGATTTGAAGTAGCCGTTAAGGTTATCAGAGAATGGCTCGAAGGAGAAGGCGTGTTCGGGGAGGACGGAATTCCGAGATGGAAATTTGAGCTTCTTGTCTCGATGGCGGAGGATGTATATATCAGCACCGTTCGGGAGAAAACCCTTGAAAGATTGGAGGAAGAGCTGAAATGAAGGTTATATTTCTCGACGTAGATGGAGTTCTCAACTGCCAGAAGACCGAAGCGAAATGCAGAGGTTTTATAGGGGTTGATTCAAAAAAGGTCAAGCTCCTGAAGAAAATCGTAGATGCCACCGATGCCAAAATTGTCCTCAGCTCGTCTTGGAAAATCGGGTGGTGGAAATATCATAAAGAGGAGCAGGATCCCGAAGGACACTACCTCGACCAAAAGTTGAAGCGAGAGGGATTACGCATCCTCGACAAAACGACAGATCCAAATTGTTCGATGCGTGGTGAAGGCATTCTCAACTGGCTCGATGAGCACATAGTAGAATCATTCGTTATCCTCGATGATGAATGCTTCGATTATGAGCTGTGCAACCTTATGGATAGGCTCGTCAAGACCAGCTTCTACGATGATGACGGTGGATTGCAAGAACATCACGTGGAGCAAGCCATAAATATACTGAGAGGCGGGCATAAGTCGAAATGGATATAGATAAAGTAAGAGCTGAATACCTCGGATACAGGATTGTAGAATCCAAATCGGTGGTTAAGTGGGTTCAATGCCGAACTCACAGAAAGAAACGCATCAACAAGAAATGGGAGAAACGCTACGGATATAAGGAGGTTCCTGACAACGGAACATTCGTAGTTTTCGGCACGACCATTTTTGCTCAGCCAAAGGTGTGCGATATGTTCGTCAAAGCGATTCAAAAGCAGAATGAAGAAAACAAGAAGCTCTACAAGCTCCATTGTCTTGGAGAGTGGGATGACAGAAAGGAGAGCAACGATGGATGAGAAAAGGTTATGCTCCAACTGTGGAAATCGGTGTTGCAAAGACGTGATCCCGCAGTGCCGAGAAATTTATCAAAAGGAGTGTTTGGATAACGGGAGAAAGTTTTGGCTTCCGATTGCCGAAAAAGAGAAACGCAAAATCAACGATTTCGATATGGCGAGGCTTACGATTGTCGCATCGGCGATAGCTCAAACAGCCAAAACCGCACGAGACCTAAACCGAAGATTCTCCGCTATGATGGATTCCATCGGTATTGACGAAAGCGATCCTGAATTCGAAGCGGCTTACGGATACCTTGAAGGAGATTGCGACGAAAAGCCCATACTCGAATACATTCAAGAAAAGCTGAAAGGCGGTTGAACGTATGGGATTATCAAAGATAGCCGAAGGATGTGCAAGGTGTCCGTTCTTCGACACCTGCGACCATAAAGAAATGGAGATGCTTGGATACCTTCCTGAACCGGTTATGGCATCGGCAACAGCAGATGTTACCCAGCCGCTTGCGGCTCCGCTCATCGTCAAGCACGATTACCGAAACGTCAAGGTTGCCGAGAACACGGTAGTAACGATTGATCTCGAAGAGCTGAAAAAGGATATGGAAAGGAAAATTTGGGAAGACGCTATGCGTGGATACCTGAAAGGAGGATGCTAAAATGTTTGAGTTCAGAAAGGTTCGCTGCTCCTCATATCTCAAAAAAGTGAACGATGGAAGATGCTTAGAGTGCGACGAGAAATACGGCTTCATAGAAGAAGTTCGCTACATCGGAGAGGGAGATGACGTTCCCGACAAGTGCGAGTGCATCGGAGCGTTGGAGTTCCTGAAAACCTATTACAAGCGTGTGGATGCACAGTTCGAGGGAATGTTCGTAGGAACCAAGACGGTAGTTGTGGATGCCTACCTTTGGGGAGATATAGATTATCAACCTGACGGATCCGAGCGAATCTGCATAGGAAGACACATCAACACTCGCATTGAATGCGGCGTTGTTTACTACGCAAACAACAGAAAAAGGTACGTTCCTTTGGTTGACATCGAGACTTTATAAAAAAGTTTTTTCGTATGACAGGAAATTGCTTCTCTATAATGGTATAGGAAGAAACTATTTCTTGTCATACGATTTATCTTTCAGGAAAATTCAGTAAAATTCATTCGATTTCAGCCAATTTCGGTCAGTTTCATTGAAATTCACGTTTGACCTGTGCTATGATGTATAATAGAAAAAATCAGGCGACCGAGATTGGACGCTTGAAAGCACTACGGAGCTCCCGTGGTGCTATTTTTATTTTTGGAGGTAAGCAATATGGAAGGAAAACGCATTGAAGTTGTAGAGCGTAGGGTTGGCGACCTGAAGCTCGACTTCGGAAATCCGAGAAAAATCAAAAAGCAGAAGCGTGAAGACCTCGAAGATTCCCTTGAAAAGTATGGCGATTTTGATATAATCGTCATCAATGAAAAGAATCAGGTCATCGGCGGAAATCAGAGAGTCACGATTTTGCAGAGAAAGAACCCCGATGAGATCGTGGTGTGTAAGCTCCTGATTGGCTACACGGTAGCCGAGCAGAAGTACGTCAACATCAAGTTGAATAGCCACGCAGGAGAATGGGATCTCGAAGAGCTCGGAGATTGGACCGCAGACCTGATGGGCGATTTCAAGCTCGACCTTGAAGCCCCCGAAAAGCCTATCGAGGAGCGTAGCATCAAGGATATGGAGCCGATCCATTACGAGCAGTACGATTACGTTCTTATTGCTTGCAGAAACGAACTCGACTATAACGACCTTATCCGCAAGCTCGGCATCGAGGGCGGTACGGTTAAGGTAGCAAAAACCCGCAGGATCAAGGGCAGAGCCGTTTGGTACGATAAGATGAAAGCACAGATTATCGGAGTAGATGAGCTTCCGCCTGAAGAACCGGTTGAGGAGGGCAACGATGAATGACATCAGATTCGCCACTCCCGACATTACCAAAGCGGAAGTAGATAACATCGGCAAGGCTGCCGAGACAAGATGGCTCACGAACGGTCCCATAGTCCGTGAGTTTGAACAGAAAATCGCCAAGATCTGCAACGCAAGCAGAGCGGTTGCATTCGACAGTTGCACGGCGGCAATGGAAATGGCTCTCCGTGTTCTCGGTATCGGTCCCGGCGATGAGGTGATTACGACACCTTATACCTACTCAGCCACAGCGGAGGTCATCCGCAATGTAGGTGCAACAATCGTATTTGTGGACCTCGACGGCAAGACGTTCGAGATGGATTACGAAAAGGTTGCGGCGGCGATCACGGAGAAAACCAAGGCGGTTATGCCCGTTGACATTGGCGGTAAGCTGTGTGATTATTATAGTCTCCTGTCCGCCGTAGCCTCCAAACGAGATATATTCACACCCTCAAATGAGCTGCAAAAAGCAATCGGCAGAGTCGCCGTGGTTGCCGATGCAGCTCACAGTTTTGGTGCTTCGTCCTACAACGCCAAGAGCGGAGAATGGGCGGACTTCACCTGCTTCTCGTTCCACGTGCTGAAAAACATCACGACGGGCGGAGAGGGCGGTGCTCTCGTTTGGAAGGACTTCCCTCATTTCGATAATGAGAAGATGGAAGAAACCCTCCGCCTGCTCGGAGATCACGGGCAGACATCGAGGGATAAAAGCAAGGGTTGGGAATACGACATCGCCCTGTTCGGTTATAACAGCATTATGACGAACATTGATGCGGCGATGGGCGTAGCTCAGCTTGACAGGCTTGATGAGATCGAGAGCAAACGCAGAGAAGTTACGGAACGCTTCGATGCTCTGTTCGCCAATGTCGCAGAAGCCACTCCCCTCATCAAGCATTTCGGAGAGGATTATCAATCCGCTATGCACTTGTACCCTGTACGCCTCAACCTCCCGGAAGGAGCGGAAAGCGGCAGGGATAAGGTATATCACGCATTGAGAGAGGTTGGCGTTCCTTGCAACGTCCATTACAAGCCCCTCCCGATGATGACCGCATATAAGGAGATCGGCTTCGACATCGCCGATTATCCGAACGCATACGAGATGTTCAAGAATCTGCTCACTATCCCCTATCACACGGAGCTGACAGAGGAACAGCAGAGATACATCGTTGATGCTATTGTAAAGGCGGTGAGAGAAGTATGAGCGTAGGAATTGCAAACTCGGTTATCCTCATCACCGGCGGAACAGGCACGTTCGGCAACGCCTTTCTCGACAAATGCTTGGAACAGGGTGCGGCGGAGGTTCGCATCTTCAGCCGAGACGAGAAAAAGCAGTACGATATGGCACAGCGTTACCGTCAGTACGATAACATCAAATTCTATCTCGGAGATGTCAGGGATAAGCATTCGATAGACGTGGCGATGTACGGCGTTGATTACGTATTCCACGCCGCCGCTATGAAGCAAGTCCCCTCTTGCGAAGCATTCCCTATGGAAGCTGTAAGAACGAACATCGAAGGAAGCAACAACGTCATAACCTCGGCGGTTCAGAAGAAGGTAAAGAAGATTGTCTGTTTATCAACCGACAAGGCAGTTTACCCCACGTCCGCTATGGGTATGACGAAAGCATATATGGAAAAGCTCGCTCTGCAAAGGGCGGCAGACCAAAACCGCACAGAGATCTGCGTTACGAGATTCGGAAACCTCGTAGCATCGAGAGGCAGTGCTGTACCGCTCTTTATAGAGCAGGTACAGAACGGACTCCCGATTACCATTACCGATCCCGATATGACACGCTTTATGATGACCGTCGATGAAGCCACCGATTTGGTCGAGAAAGCATTCATCGTGGGACGGAACGGCGACCTGCTCGTAAAACAGTCCAAGGCCTGCACAACGGGCGACCTCGCAAACGCCGTGTGCAGATACCTCAATCTCCCGAAGGACTACCCCGTAGAGATCATCGGGGCGAGAAAGGGAGAGAAAATGCACGAGGCTCTGCTCTCGGAGGAGGAGGCGGACAACGCAATCCTCAAAGGCGAGTATATGGTGGTTGGAAAGAAGACCATCGGCACAGGGCTGAACGTACCCTACACCTCGGATAAGGCGGAGCGTATGAGCGAGGACGATGTTCTCCACCTCATCGAAAGCGTGTTCAAGGGAGGTGTCAAGTAATGAGACATCTCTTTGTAGTAGCTCACCCAGACGACGAGGTTCTCGGAGCGGGTGCATTTATCTATGATGCGGCAAAACGTGGAGACGAAATCGGCGTTATGGTTCTCAACACCTGCGATACCACTCGGTACGAAGATGACAGAACCAAGATCGTGAAAGATCTGCTCGAATCGCATAAGATCCTCGGCATCAAGCACTATTACGGGTGCGAATATCTCGACAGCAATTTCCACAACGCAGACCACAGAGAAATGGTACAGAAAATCGAAGCAGTCATCAGGGAGTTCTTGCCCGACACGATTTTCACTCAATCCCCCGGAGACATCAACACCGACCATTACTGGACGGCGGCTACCTGTATGGAAGCATTCCGCCTGTGGCAACGTGGTAGAGAGCAAATCAAGCCCATCAAGGCACTTTATCTTATGGAGGTTCAATCCTCTACCGATTGGGCGTTAAACCCCGCTATCAAGGTTTTCCAGCCAAATACGTTCATTCCCGTATCTTCCCAAGCGGTTGACGCAAAGATCGCCGCACTCGGTATGTACGAGAATGTCATCCGTCCCGTTCCTCACCCTCGTTCAGAGGAGGCGTTGAGATCCTTGCCCGTTCTCCGTGGAGCACAGTGCGGTTCTCAATACGCAGAGGCTTTCGAGTGCGTTTTCAGAAAGGTTGACGTATGATGACCGAAACCGTTCAAAAAGAACTCACCCTGAAAGAAGCTCTCGAACAGAGCATCAAAAAGGACAACGGCGGCAAGCTCATACTCGCATCGCATCAGCCCGATTTCTTCCCTTGGATGGGATATTTCTATAAGATTTTCCAAAGCGACGTTTTCGTGTTCTCGGATAACGTGCAATACAGTAAAAGCGGCAGACACAACTACAATCAGATATTGACAGGCAACGGACCGATGAAGTTCACGCTCCCGATCCATTATCACCCTGTCAACCTGAATGAGTTGGAGCTTGCCGCCGACGAATTCGTTGTAGAGAAAATGCTGAAAACGCTCCGTCAGGAATACAGCAAGGCGGCTCACTACGAGGAAGCATACCCGTTCATCGAGTCGCTTCTCCGCACAGCTACCAAAGCAGGCGATCTTGCTTTCTTCAACAAGACTTGCATCCTTGCCTTTTGCGACAGGTTCGGGTTGAATGACAGAGTATTGTTTCTTACCTCGTCCGACCTGCCTTTGACAAAACGCAGAGATCCTCGCATTATAGAAATGTGCGAATACCTCGGAGCAACCGCATATTACAGCGGAGTTGCCGCCAAGGATTATCATATCGAGGAAGACTACCGAGCACACGGCATTGACCTCATTTATTCAGATTACGAACCGGTTGTCTATCCGCAGGTAGGCAAACGGTCGGCTATCAATATGTGCGTCATCGACTACGTTATGAACTGCGGTTTCGTTCTTCCGCAAGAATGGAAACGAAACGCATACGACAGGAAGGAGGAAACCAAATGAGTGAACCCACGTTTGGTATCTATATACCCAGTTACAAGAGAGCCGGAACCTGCTACGCTCATCATTTCCTCGAATACGGAACGTACATCGTCCGTGAGAGCGAATACGACGAATACTGTGAGGCTCTCAAAGAATTCGAGCACATCAAGGTTCAGGGCGTACCCGACCACCTCATCTGCGGATTGACAGAGGTAAACCAATGGCTCATCGACAACGCTCCCGAAGATGTTATCGCCATTCTCGACGATGACATCCACCATTTCTATTATAGAATGTTCGAGACGGTTTCCATTACGGATCCCGAACTCATCACGAGCGAGCTTGAAAGAGTAGGACAGCTTATGTCCGACCTCGGCATAGGATTCGGTGCTACCGATGCAACCATCCGTCCGTGGAACTACGATTGTGAGTTCGCATTCAAAGGATGTGCAGGAGCAGTCCGTTGGGTAAACCGCCAGACATTCAAAGCGAAGTGCGTCAAGGAGCTCGAATACAACTACGACCTCGACCTCGTGCTTCAGGAGCTGATCTACAACAGAATCATTCTCAAACCGAAATACTTCTGTTCGAAAGGCTTGACCGACACGAACGAGGGCGGAGCTTCAGGAAAGAAGCGTGGCGACCAGATTGCCAGCATCAACCTGATGAAAGCCAAGTGGGGCAAATACTTCTCTTACAATTTGAAGACGAATGTGCCTCACATCAACGTAAAGCGTTGATTACGAAAAAATATTTCAAAAATATCCGCAAATCTATTGACTTTACGCCGCAATATTGTATAATAAAGTAAAGCCAAATCAACCCAAGGTTTGGCTACTATATACAAGAAAGGGCGGTAAAATGGAAGAGAAATGGAAAGACATCACCGGATGGGAAGGTCGATACCGAGTGAGCGACAAAGGGAATGTAGAATCCTACGATTCTCCCGGCGGTCACAAAGGAAAACGGCTTACGCCTCATCCGAACGAAAAAGGGTATTTAATGGTACACCTCTACAACAAGCCGATGAAAAAAACTGCAAAGGTTCATCGTTTGGTTGCGGAGGCGTTCGTGCCTAACCCCTTGAACCTTCCCGAAGTAAACCATCGTGATGGAAACAAGAGAAACAATGAAGCAAGCAATCTCGAATGGTCCACAAGGCAAGCGAATGTAGCACACGCTATGCAAAATGGATTGTACGAACCGGCAATCAAAGAACACATCGGTCGGATAGACAAAATGAAAATTCCTGTTATCGGAACAAATGTCGAAACGAACGAAGAGGTTGAGTTTGAATCTATTAACGAAGCAGCGAGACGGTGCAAAACGTATGGTTCGCACATTGTCAGATGCCTCAACGGAGAAAGAAAAAGTGCCGGTGGTTACACTTGGAGAAAGGCGGTGGTTTAATGGCTTACGAAATGAAACCTACGAGAACGGGAAGAAATTTTTGGGAGGTGACTTCTGCAATGCAGAACGCCATCCGAAAAGGAGATTACGAATTAGCAGGTTACTGCGTTTGGGAGCTGTTGCCGGAGTATCTCGGATACTTGCGGAAGCGGCTCCTTGTTATTTCCGCTGAAGACTGCTTCGGGGTGATAACAAAAGAAATCCTCGCCTTGTGTGATATTGGAACTGAGGACGCTATGGAAAAAGCCCTCGCCCTTATCTGCTTGGCGAAAAAGAACAGGGATGCGGATTACTTCGTCTGCAACCTGATGTACAACGATGTCCCTATCGACGGAGACAAACAGGAATTGGGAAAGCATCTGTTCACCGCTATCCGACAGAAAGATGTCGTGAAAGCGGGACATTTCGCTATGGCTCTGTTCAAGAAGAACCGCAAATATCTGTGGCAGCTCTTGAACGATATGGCGAGAATGTATTACCAGCATCTCGAATCGGAATTTGCGGCATTGCAAATCTCCAATGACCGAGTATCGACTCCCTCTACGGAAACGGTATTCGCCGCAAAAGCGATCTGCTTGATGTGGACCTGCAAAGATCCCATTGAGAGAACGCTCGGCTGGGAGAAGATGGACTTCGATTTCCTGCTCAATCCCGAAGACATCCCGATTATCAAACCGCTCGACGAGTGTACGAAGATCAAGGGCTTCTTTCCTGATTGGGCGTACAACTGGCATACCTACCGTGGCAAGTACACGCTCGGCAGAGATGCGGTTCACGCAATCGAGAACGACCAACGACTCCTCACACCGCTCGAAGAGAACCTGTTTGATGATTGCACTTGGAACAGAGACATCAACGCTTGCCTCCTGAAACACAATCCGAAGCATTACCGCTTGCCTTATGACGACGGTAAACGCAGACCGGAGGAGAAATATGGAACGCAAGAGTGACACCGTAAGAAGAATGGTAGCGGAGGGTGATTTCAAATCTGCCCTCCGTATCGCCAAAGGATTCCGTCTTGGGATCAGTAAGGAAGACTCCGACACGATGAAACGTGGATATGAGTGTATGCTCTATCCTGATTTCTACCGTCAAATCGGAGTCAACACCAGCGAGGCGGTCGAAAAGGCGGTGCAAACGGTGTGTAAATTGTATGCGTAGGCATCAAACACCGTTTATCACCCTGCATAACCTCGCAAAACTCTCAGGAAGCGGTTTTCTCGGCTTCCACCACCAAACACCCACATTGAAAATAAAAGCCTAAAAACAGCCTTATTTCGCTTCTGTGAAAGGGCTGTTTTTGCTTGCAGAAAGGAGGGCTTAAAATTGAGCGAACAGAATACCGAAAATTTGGGCTTACAAAGCGGAAACGAAGCAGATGTTTCGGAGACCTCGGAAGTTGTACCGAAAAAACGGCACAAACGAAGTAAGGAATTCAGGGAGAACACGATCACCGATACCGAGACCGCCAAGGCAAAAGGAAGCAAGGGCGGAGTCAAATCGGGAGAGGTTCGCAGAGAGAAAGCTCAGCGACAGAGAGATGCTCGTGATGCCGCAAGGTATCTTCTCCAGCTCGCCGCCAAAGGCAAACTGAAAGATAATCTCCGAGAGCTCGGTCTTCCTGATGATGAGTGTACCAATATGATGGCTCTCCACGCAAGAATGCTTACAGCGGCAATGCAAAAGGCTGACTTGGATACCTATTTCGCACTGCTCAAAATTGCAGGCTACGATCCTGAAGAGGAACGCAAGGAAAGAGAGAGCCTTGCATCCGACCGTCGCAGAGAGCTGGAGCTTGAAGCGAAGATTGCGGCACTTGGGCGTGGAGCTCCAACCGCTGACATCTCAATCGCACTCGATGACGAGGACAATCACGATGATGTTGTGATCTATATGCCTCAAATCGCAAGCGAAGAAAGTTGCCAAGAGCAGCCTGAAAAATCCACAACCGCCGAGGGCGATACGGAAGAAACTCCTGACGGTGACGAATAGGAGGTGATGTGCTATGGCAACTGTTCTTAAACCCCAAAAGGGACCGCAAGAGCAGTTTATGTAGTGGCAACACCTGCTCAGATTTGCATTTACGGAGGAGCGGCGGGAGGCGGTAAGTCATACGGACTCCTGTTATCCCCTCTCCGCTATAAAAACGTCAAGGGCTTTGGCTGTACGATTTTCCGTAGGAATTTCAACCAGATATTCTCGCAAGGCGGTCTTTGGGATGAATCGTCAAAGATCTATGCCGGTATAAAAGGGGCTCAGCCCCAGCTTTCCCTCGGTCGATGGAAATTTACGGATGAGAAAGGCAGAACGATTTCCTCTGTAAAGTTCGCCCACATCGAGCGAGAAGATGAATTGAACAAGTGGCAGGGTTCACAGATTTGTGAGATCGGCTTCGATGAGTTGACGCACTTTTCGGAGAAGGTCTTTTTTTATATGCTATCTCGTAACCGTTCCACCTGTGGTGTTACTCCGTTTGTTCGAGCGACCTGTAACCCTGACGCAGACAGTTGGGTGGCAAAGTTCATCGAATGGTGGATAGACCAAGAAACAGGCTATCCTATCCCAGAACGAAGCGGCAAGATACGCTGGTTCATCAGACGTGACGAGATCTTACATTGGGCGAACACCAAGCAAGAGCTTTGGGAGAGGTTCAACCTTGTGACAGACGAAGAAAGAGCCGAGCCCCGCTCGGTCACTTTTATAATGTCGAAGCTCCAAGATAACCAAGAGCTCCTGAAGGTCAACCCTCAGTATCTCGCCAACCTGAAAGCCCTCTCGCAGATCGAGCGTGAGCGACTGCTACACGGTAACTGGAAGATCAAGGCGGCGGCTGGTCTGTTCTTCAAGAGAACACAGGTCGGCGACATTCTGCAATCCGTCCCTCTCGATGTTATCGAATGGGTGCGATGCTGGGACTTGGCGGCAACAGAAAAGACCGTCGATTCAGGCGATCCTGCATTCACCGCAGGCGTCCTGATGGGTAAGAGAAAGAATGGTCGATATGTAGTTGCTGATGTTATCAATAAGCAGATGTCCGCATCGGATGTCCGCCAAACCATAAAGCTCACGGCACAGGCTGACAAAGCCCGTTACCAAAGAGTGAAAGTAAGGCTTCCGAAGGATCCCGGTCAAGCGGGTAAGGAGCAGGCAGAATCCTATGTCAAGTTCCTCGCTGGCTTTAACGTGGTAACGGTAGCCGAGACAGGAAGCAAGGAAGCAAGAGCCGAGCCGATGGCGGCTCAATGGCAAGTAGGCAATTTTGATATTGTCTATGGTGATTGGAACGAACCGTTCCTGCACCAGTTGGAAAATTTCCCTGATGGTAAATTCAAGGATATGGTCGATGCCGCCGCAAACGCATTTGCCGAGCTTGAAACCAAGAATACATTCAATCCCAGAAACTTGATTTGATTGGAATTGGAAAGAGGTGAATGAATTGAGTACAAACGAAAACAAGGCGGCAAGGCTTGACAGTATCGAGCGGTACGCTCGTATCATTCAAAAGCAGACAGGCAGAGCGGTACGCCCGTATAGAGCGAACAGTCCGCTTCCCCAGAACGCAGAGTTCCGTGAAGACGGATATGTAAATGTCTTGAATAGGTACGGCACATCGAAGGATACGAGCGAGCACTACCGCTTCCAACCCGAACCCGCCGTGGATGACACGGTTCTTTCGATGTTTTATGAGGGCAACGGTCTGTTCTCAAAAATCATCGACAGCCCTGCGGAAGAAGCCATCAAACACGGCTTCGAACTCGAAGGGATCTCCGATCCCGACATTCAGTCGTTCTTCCGTGAGGCATACGACGAGCTTGATGGCGATGAGATGTTTATGACATCTCTCAAATGGGGACGCCTCTTCGGAGGTGCTATTGCTGTTATGATGATAAATGACGGTAGAGGCGTGGATGAACCGCTCGACTGGAAGAACATTCAGTCGATTGATGACATCCGCATCTATGACCGTTCGTTGATTCAGCCCGATTACAGCAGTATGTTCTCCTACAACCCCGAAGATCCATTCAGGACACGAGGCAGTCGCCTTGGTATGCCTGAATATTATTCTGTTTTCAGTAAGTACGGTAACTTCACCGTACACGAAAGCAGATGTCTGGTCTTTCAGAACGGCATTCTCCCTGAGAAATGCACGAATTCCGTGTATCAGTTCTGGGGTATGCCCGAATACGTAAGACTCAAACGTGCAATCCGTGATGCAGAGTTGGCATACGGTAGCGGACCGAAAATGCTCGACCGCTCCGTTCAGGCAATCTACAAGATGAAGAACCTCGCCGACATTCTTTCGACATCGGACGGTGAGGACGCAGTTCTCAAACGTCTTGAAGTGATTGATATGGCGAGAGGGCTTCTCAACAGCATCACGATTGACAGCGAGGGCGAGGATTACGATTTCAAGCAGTTCCAATTCTCAGGCGTGTCAGAGATCATCGACAAGAGCTGTGCGTTCCTGTCAGCGATTTCTTCTATTCCGCAAACGATCTTGTTCGGTGCGGGAGCGGGCGGTCTTTCCACCACGGACGATACGTCTATGGAGAACTGGTACAACTACGTTGAGCGTATTCAGCGTAGAATGGTAAAGAAGAACCTCCGCTACCTGTTCTCCATCATAGCTCAGGCTGGCGTGGCAACGGGAGAGCTTGCAGAAGTTCCGCCCATTAAGGTTAAGTTCAACCCGCTTTGGTCTATGAGTGAGTCCGAGCAGGTTCAGCTTGAACAGAAAGCAACCATCAAGTCCACGAATGCGGCAACCGCCAAGACCTACGTGGATATGGGCGCTCTCGATCCTTCCGAAGTCCGCAACGGTCTTGCTCGTGATGAGCAGTTCGATGTTGAGAACATTCTCGATCAGTACGACGAGGAAGAGCTGATGGCGGCAATCGAGGAGAGGCTTGAACAGGAAGCCGAAGCAAATGCTCCTGAAGGAGAAGAAAGCGGTACGGAGAACCCTCTCACAGAAGAAGGCAATTCGTCCGACACGGCTCCTGCCGCTACCAAGCTCCCCCAAGATATGACCGATGAGGAAAAAGCACAAAAAGAGCGAGAGGGCGAGAACAACGCCGACTCACAAGATACCACACCCAAGCCTCAAAGGGGCGGTGTGGGCGTTATTGTGGCTAAGGAGGGCAAAATCCTCTGCGGCACTCGGCACAATGATTTTGGCTACGGCTTGCTCTGCGGTCCCGGCGGTCACATCGAGGAGGGAGAAACTCCCGAAGAAGCCGCCAAGCGTGAGGCATACGAGGAGTTCGGCATCACCCCTACGAAAATGGTACAGCTCGGTTACGGACCGAAGGAACCAGACACGGGTATCACGCCCGTTATCTTCCTCTGCACTGAATTTGAGGGTGAACCCAAGTCCATAGACCTCGAAATGACGCAGATCCGCTTCCTCGATCTCGAACAGATCAAGGAAATGGAACACGCTTTGTTCCAGCCTTTTGCAGACGGTCTTAAACTGCTCGATGCGGTTCTGTTCAGAACGGACAGCAAAGATGACGATATGGAGTGGCATTGGGTTGAAGATCTTGGTGCTTATATGCTCCGCTTCAAAGGAGACGACCACACGGAGAAATCTGATGGCGGTCCCGGAAGCGGAAACCACGGACACGAGGGAGTCCCCGGTCAAATAGGAGGCTCTGCTCCGTCAATATCTGCTTCGGTTCGTGAACACGCTCACGGAATGTCCGAAGACCAAAAGGCAGAGTTCCTTTTCTCGGAAGCTGGTATGAGTTTTCGTGACGTGAACAAGGCAATATCCGAAGGTACGCTCGATGAGCATATCGACAAGCATTTCGAGGCGGTTACAGCTCAAAAGGTCGAAGTCGCCAAGGGAGCGGTCGATGATTCGTCATCCAAAAGAAGGGCTTTGGCAGACATAGCAGAGATCAAAAACTCGGATGTAGAGATCCTCGTTGCCTATGACGAAAGTGGAAGCGAGATAGCAAGAAACGAAGGTGATGAGGAGAGCGTATCGCTCGGAGAACAGAAGGCTTTCGCAACGCTCCATAACCACCCCGGACACGAAGCAAGCTCGTTTTCGGGTTCTGACATCAGGACGTTTGCCACGAGAGGCGAACAGGCGATGTATATGACCTCTAAAACGGAGATGTATTCGCTGGTTAGAACCAAGGATTGCGACGACTATCAGATCAAGTCTCTCGCATCTCATATCGACCTGCTTGAAAAGAAGCACAAAGACGGAACGCTTTCCAAAGATGACTTGATTCGAGAAGCTGATATGTATATGCAGCTCCACGCTCACGAGTACGGGCTGATTTATACAAGAAGCGAGAACAAGAATGACTCCGCTGATGAAAATAATTCATCAACAATTCCGTTTATTTCTGAAAATCCTATTGACAAATCCGCATTTTCGGATATAATAAAGTCAAAGGAAACCACCAATGAAGACTATGGCGTTCCCGGTATGAAATGGGGCGAGCATAAAGGCAAAGAAGATGAGCCTGCTCAGGAAGGCGTAAAGAAAACGAAGGTGACACAGTTTGAAACCGTCAACGGCACAATGAAAGTCACCGACGAAACAAAAGCCAGACTCGGAAGCAAGGGTTCAGCCAAGATTATGGCTGGAGACATTACAGATGTCGAGGTCTTTGCGGGTAAGGGCGGTAAGAAACCGCTCGACCTTGCTGATAAGTTCGCTCATACCTACGGTGGTAAGCCTGAAGATTGGACGCATTCGACCGGAAACGGCAAGATTAAATTGTCTGACGGTACAGAAAAGAATGCAGAGATCCATTGGTTTGAATGCGAAGGAGTAGGTCAGACCAAGTGGAAAATCAAAAAGTTCAAGAAAGGATGACTGCTATGAAGGTAAGATTTATCGGAGAAGATGATCCGCTCGAATTGCTTAACGGCAAAGAATATGACGTAATCGAAGTTGATGAGGAAAGCGGCTGGTATCGCATCGTCGATGAGACGGGCGATGACTACCTGTTTGATCCCGAAGATTTTGAGATCGTCGAAGAATAATCCACAACAGAATATCGAATGAGCAGAACACCTTGACGGGTGCTCTGCTTTTTTGATGCCGTAATACAGGAGGTACGTTATGAACCAGAAGAAAGCAAAACGCTTACGTGCTGAGGGCAGAGCAAAATTTGCTTATGCTCACGGAGCGTGGGAGAAAGGTCGTCCCTCTCGCCTTCGTTTCATTGCCTATTGGAAATGGAAGAAGGTAGAGCCGAAGGAGAGCGATTATGTTTGAGATCAGCACAGAGTTGAAGGAACTCGCTGACAAGGTATTTGCCAAGGTCAAAGAGTTCAAGCCCATCACAGACAGCGGTTGCCGCATCGCCTATCAGTACGCCGATAAGGAGAAGAAAAGCGGCGGCAAGACGGTCTATGCCGACACTATGAAGGTGTCCGATAAGATGAAAGCGGTTGCTCCGTATGATTTCATCATCACGTTCTACAAGCCGAGCTGTGTGTTGCTCTCGCCTGAAAAGATGGAGATTCTTATGAGGCACGAGCTGAAGCACATCGGCATTAAGGATGGTCGCTTCTTTATCGTCCCTCACGATGTCGAGGATTTCTCGGACATCATCGAAGAGCACGGTATGAGCTGGATCATTTAAGTCCCGCCAAACCTCGCAAAACCTTCGGGAAAGGAGGGCAAGCCCTTGAACAAACAAACACACCACCAACTCGTAAAAGAGGCGGTAAGCAAGAAATTTCGAGGTACCCAGCCTCTTAAAAGCAAGGTTATCCCTCGGTATCCCGATTCGTGCGAACGTGAATTGCAACGAATCGCACGAGGATATACCAAGATGTTCTACGCCATCCTGAAAGACCATCTGCCTGAAATGATGTCTGCCTACAAAAAGGAAAGGCACGGCGACTCTCGGTTTGATGATGCGATGGACCTTGACAGAGAAATCCGTCAACAGTTCGCTGCCATCGCCCAAGAGCTGGAGCGGAAGGTTTCTCAGCACGGCTTGGAAGAGCTGGTCGAAAAGGCTGGCAAATTGACAAAGAACGCTTCCGTTCGTGAATGGAAACGTGTCATACGCAACACGCTCGGCGTTGACCTTATGGATGACTACTATAACGGTGAAGCCTATGACCGAGCGTTGCGAAAATGGATTGATGAGAATGTCCTGAAAATCAAGAGCATACCGAATGAGGCTCTCGATGAGATGCAAGGCATCATTCGAGAGGGATACCAAAACGGTAGAACGATAAGGGATATTACGAAAGAGATCCAAAAAGAGTTTGGAGTAACCAAGAACAAAGCCGAGGCTCTTGCACGAGATCAGGTTTCCACGCTGAATGCACAGCTTACCCGTATGCAACAGGAAGATGCAGGGTGCGAGGAATACATCTGGTCGGATTCGGGAGACTCACGTGTTCGTGATTGCCACCATTCGCTCGACGGTAAACGCTTCAGGTGGGATAACCCGCCTGAAATGTGGTACAAGACCAAATCAAAAGGCATCGTCTATACCGGACGTCGTTGCCATCCCGGAGAGGACTATTGCTGCCGATGTGTGGCAATACCCTATTTCAATTTGGAGACAATAGATATTCCGATACAGCAAGCCGATGAAGTATGAGGCCCGACTATTCTCGAAGGCTTGAAAGGAGGAAACACTGATTGTCGGACGGATACAAGCAGCACATCAAGGTCTTTATTGACTTTGATGAGTTTTGCAGACCGAAGTGTATGTGTCTGCGATACAAGAAGAAGTGCAACAAGAAGTGTACTCCCGAAGTGGTCGAACGAGATCCGTATCGTGGTTGGGAGGATTGCTTCAAGGTTGACAAATACGGAAAATCGAAAGGTTCTCGATAAATGAAAGTATATGTTGCTGGAAAGAGCCGTGACTCTCCCCCAATGGAGACAGGACCTCCGGCTCATAGAACAGAAAGGAAATTGCTATTATGAAAAATGCTTATCCAATCGGCGGAGTATGCCGACAGATCATCAAGACCTGCGAGAGAATCGAAACAATGGCGAGCGACACCGAGGGTTTTGAAAGCCAGAACCACGAGGCACTCGCCATTATGTTTGAAGATCTCGCTCTCGAAGAGTTGGAACACGTGCAGAAGCTCGTTCTTTCGCTCACAAGCCTCGTAGTCGAGGGTGCTTCCAACGGAGAGGGAGAGAAAACGGAGGCAAACGCCGATGACAGCGTTTTTGTCGAGGGTGAACTCACCGAAGAAAAGACGGTAGAGAAAGCCGAATAATCGAAGGTAAGGTGCAATCAGCACCTTATTTTTATGTCATCACACAGAAAGGAGGCGGACAGAAATGCCCCCTACGCTTACCAGAGTAGTTCGTCTTGACAGTTTTCCTGTCGCAACGACGTACTACACAGAAGAAGGATACTTGAAAGATCGCCCTATTCTTACGAGTACGGGCATCTTTGAGTATAGAAATCCTGATGGCAGCATCAGGAGGGAGCTTCGGCTCCCAGAGGAGGTTTTTGCTGAAGAAAGCCTGAAGTCATACAAGGGTAAGCCGATCATCATTACCCACGACGCTGGACTTGTTACAAAGGACAACGTGAGTAAGCATCAGATCGGTACGATCCTGACCGACGGCTATCGTAGCGGAGACGACGTGCGAGGCGAAATCATTATCCACGATACAGATAAGATGAAGCGTTGCAGGCTCAAAGAACTTTCGCTCGGTTATGATCTCGACTTGGAGGAGACATCAGGCGAGTGGAACGGTCAGCCCTACGATGCAATTCAGCGGAACATCCGCATCAACCACTTGGCACTCGTCCGTGAGGCGAGAGCCGGAGACCAAGCACGGCTGAATATCGACAGTCGTGACTCTAACACAATCCTTAAAGGAGGAAAAGCAATGAGCAAAAAGACCACGAAAGATGCTCGTCGTGCTGATGGCGTACTCACCAAAGAGGAGCTTGCCAAGGCAATTGATGAGTATATGGCTCGCCGTGCCGCAAGTGCGGAAGCCAACGGGGACGAAGGCACTCCCGATGAGGGCAAGGTAGTATCGACCGAGCCTGAAGTAAATGCCGCTGACACCGGTGCTGAGAACGAGCCCGCTGTCGAGGAAGCTGCTTCCGTTGAAGAGAAGGTCCAGATGATCAAGGACCGCAACAACGGAGACAACGAACCCGCTACCGTAGAGGAAGCAACCGAAGTTCTTGCCAAGAAGGACGAGGATATGAACCTTCTCTACGACATCATCGACACTCTCCTTGCAGAGAGAGATTTCGGTGCTAAGGCTGACGGATGCGGAACCGAGGGTGCGGAGAACACCGACGGTGACGATGAGAACGCCAAGGGCAACACCGATGAAGAGGGCGGCGAGGAAGGCAAGCCCGCAGAGGGTGCAACCGAGGAAGGCGAGAAGACCGATTCCGATGAGGAAGAGGAGAAGAAGCCCGAAATCGTTATGCCCGAAGTGAAGTCCACTTCCCAGATGAACGCAGATGCAGTTGATGCAATTGTTCGTCAGCGTATCCAGCTCGGAATGCTCGGCAGAATCATCAACCTTGATGGTCTTGAAAATATGAGCATCACCGATGCGAAGAAGGCAATCGTGCTTGCACATCGTCCCTCTGTCCGTCTTGACGGTAAGAGCGAGACCTATGTAAATGCGATGTTCGATCTCGCAGTTGCCGACATCAATGCCGGCTCCAAGAAGGACACCAGCTTCCAGAGAAAGCAGATGTTCAACAAAGATTCTCGTGCTGACGAGTCCGACGGCGATTCTGCTGAGGCGGCTCGTGCGAGAATGATCGCAAAACAGTCCAGATAATTAAGGAGGATAAAGATTATGGCACAGACCAGATACGGTTTTTCCACCCCCAAGGGCGGTGCAGGTGGTATCCTTGACATCGCTCCCTACGCAATCGACACTTTCATCAACGAGGAAGCTACGGGTGTAATGCTTCACGGCGTTGGTGTTGTTGCAGGTTCCACCCCCGGTACTAACGTAAAGCTCCCCGCAGCAGGTGCTACTGCTGCCAACTTCGAGGGCGTTGTTGTAAACAACAGAACCACCGAGCTCGACCTCGAAGGCAATATGCACATCAAGACCAAGGCAGCTCTTGGTGTTATGCGTTACGGTCGTGTTTACGTCCGTCTCGCTGACGGTATCGAGCCCGCTTATGGCGAGGCTGCTTACCTCATCACTTCCGGTGATGAGGCTGGTTTCTTCACCAACGTAGCCGAGGGCAATGTTGCTATCAAGGCTCGTTTCGTCGGCGGCAAGGACGCAACTGCCGCAATCGCAGCTATTGAGCTTTTCAATCAGGCTCAGGAAGTAATCGACCTTAATCAAGGAGGTACAGCAGAATGAAAAAGCACACTCATTACGATAACAGAGAGATGGAAACCCTCAGAGGTTCTTCTATCCCTTCCGCAATTCTTGCTTCCGAAGGCGTCCGCTTCGACAGTGCAGAGGACGCTTCCGTATTCTTCGCTCGTGAGCTCGACTACGTAAAGCAGCAGTCTTACGATGTCGAGTATCCCGAACTCACCGCTCTCAACCTTTTCCCCATCTCGTCCGAGGCAGACGCAGGTGCAGAGACTATCACGTACTACACCTACGACAAGACCGGTCTTGCAAAGGTCATCGACAACTACTCGACTGACCTTCCTCGTGCAGACGTAAACGGCACTCCCTCTTATGCGAAGATCAAGTCCGTTGGTGCTTCCTACGGCTACTCCGCACAGGAGATGAGAGCTTCCCGTCTTGCAGGCAAGTCCCTCGACGCTCGTAAGGCAGAGTCCGCTCGTTACCAGATCGACCGCCTCACCAACCAGATCGCTTGGGCTGGCGATGTGAATTCCGGTCTTATGGGTGTTCTCTCCGCAGGTCAGAACATTCCTCTTTACACCATCGTTGCAGGTGCAGGCGGTGGCACGACTTGGGCTGAAAAGACCGCTGATGAGATCCTCGCAGACATCAACGGTATGGCAAAGCAGGTCGCAAGAACGACCAAGAACGTAGAGCGTCCCGACACTCTCTGCGTTCCCGCAGATGTTTATATGGACATCTCCACCCGTCGTATCGACCACACCAACACCACGGTTCTCGCATTCGTGCTTGAGCACGCTCCCTTCATCAAGAATGTCGTTCCTGCGGCAGAGCTTGATGCAGACAGCGTTGACACCAACCCCTACGCAGCAGCGCAGAACGGTGCAGGTGTTGCGTTCCTTTTCAAGAACGACAAGAGAAAGCTCTCTCTGGAGAATCCTATGCCGTTCTACCAGTATCCTCTTCAGGTCGAGAAGCTGGAGACTATCATTCCTTGCGAGGCTCGCACCGCAGGCGTGATCGTTTACTATCCTCTCTCCTGCCTCATCGCAGTAGGCGTATAATCGAGGATATTTTTTTACGGAGGGGTTGCCAATCGGCAATCTCTCCGTACATTCTTGTCAAATAAATGCTACGGCAAAATCAAATTTTTGGAGGTAAAGAAATGATTATCAAGAATATCAAATCGAAGATCATCGGCATCGGAAAGACGGTGCTGATGCCTGACGAGTCCTTGCCTATCAGCAAGGAAATTGCAGAGAGTGCCGCTGTTAAGGCTTACGTTCGCCTTGGCTTCGTTCAGCTTATCGAAGAGAAGGTTGAGGCTCCCGTAGCCGAGACCGTTGAAGAGACTGCTGAGGAGACCACGGAAGCTCCTAAGCCTGCTCCCAAGAAAGCTCCCGCAAAGGCGAAAGCCGAATAAGGAGGCTTCCTTATGACCGCTCTCGAAGTATTCCGTATGACCGCCAAAGAGTTTGACGATCTGGAGGACAGTGAGGTTCAGAAGTGGATCGAACTTGTAACGCCTCTTATCAGCAAGAGAGTGTTCAAGGAGACCTACGAACAGTGCCTTGCTCTCCTTGCGGCTCACAATCTCAAAATGTCAGGATACGGCGACACTTCGGTTGGAACGGTAGATGACTCCCTTCGTGTCAGTTCGTACTCGGAGGGTAGCACCTCGATAGGATTTTCGACCTCACAGAGCAACAACCTCGCAGTTGATGCGGAGTACACTCTGACGGTTTACGGCTTGCGGTATCTCACGATCCGCCGCCTGAAAATCATATCTATCCATTCAGCCGGGGAGCGTCGTTAATGGCTGCAAAGGCAAAGGACAAATTGACACCCGATGGCGAGAAGTTCTATGCGGAAATCGAAAAGCTGAAGAAATTGCAGGTTCGAGTAGGTTTCCAGCAAGGAACCGCACAGGAGGAAGATGGAACCGACATCTGCGATGTTGCGATGTGGAACGAACTCGGAACGTCATCCACTCCCTCTCGACCGTTCTTGGCTATGAGCGTTGATGACAACGCCGACAAGATAAACGCTTTCCTGAAGGGGCAACTCAAATTGCTCGCACAAGGAAGGACTACGGCAGAAGGGATCTTGAAAGCCATCGGTGTCTTCCAAAAAGGCTTGATACAGGAGAAGATCAAGTCTGGTGATTTTGAGCCAAACGCTCCAAGCACCATCGCCAAGAAAGGCTCCGACAAGCCCCTTATCGACACCGGCACAATGAGGCAATCTGTTAATTTCGCAGTCACGAAGAAAGGAGGTAACGACAAGTGAATATTTGGAAAATCCCGTACACCCTGCGGAGATATAATCCGCAGAAGAAAAAGAAAGGTTATGTTACACGCAACTACACCGATACCGTTGTGAAGCTGAATGTTCAGCCTATGTCCGCACAGGTCGAGGTCACGGAGGAAGGAAAGAGATGCCCGAAGCGCGTTAAGGCGTTCGGCACGTTCCCGATTCGCACCGTTGACATTGAAAAGGGTACAAGTGCTGACCGTTTGTTCTATCAGGGTGCTTGGTACGAGTGCGTACAATGCCACCTTTGGGAACACACGCCATTGTTCCACTACGAGTCGGAGTTCACCCTCGTTTCAGAGGCAATACCCGGTTCGGATAAAAAGCCGCCCTCGACTACTGACAGCGAGAACGCAGGGGACGGAGGCAACGAATGAGAATAGACGAACTTCGTGATGTTCTGTTCGATTTTATCCAAGGATATTTTGCCGGAGCAGATGTAGCGTGGGGACCACGCCAAAACGCAACAAAGCCCACAAACCCATTTTTACGCCTCACAATGGGCAAAGTTCACAGACCTCAACATTCTCTACTGGAGATAACAAACGAGGCTACACGAAGCCTTATTCCTTGCACAGTTATGCTCTCGACCGAACTCTTTACACACGGCAGGGAGGTTGTGGACGAGGATGGGGACTCGTACTTTGAGGACACGGCTGAGGCAGATATGATGGACTTTATAAACTTTATGGTGTCAGATTACGCCGATGATTTTTATGAACGTCTTGACATAAATGTCCGTCCCGAAGGTGATCTTCAGCCGACATCCGCAGTCCGAGATCAAGACTATGAGTATCGGGCAAAGCAAGAATTTCTCGTTTCCTTTATGGGAGAGGCGGAAGGATACGCAGGTATCAGCAGGCCCAAATGGAAACAA